TACGTCAGTAATATTTCCACTTGCATCTAGATCAAAATTAGTTGTAATTGCACCTGTTGATGCTGCTACTGTAATTTGTTCAAAACCACCTTCAGACCTGACTGGCCCACTAAATGTTGAATTCGCCATAATTTCCTCCTCGGAAATAAGTTCTATAGTCTCGGCTTGTCTGCTAGGTCAGTCGATAGAACAAGTTAATAATCCTAGTCATTTGATTGTATATCAGTTTGATCCAAAAAAAAAGGGAGCCGAAGCTCCCTTTAAACAATCAGTTAAGATTATGCACCTTGAGAGGCAAACACTGCTCTTGGATTTGAGAATCCAAATGAGTATCTTTCTCTAGCTTTAAATCTGACGTTGCCAGTATCAAAGTCACCTTCCATAGAAGTTGAAAGAGATGATCTCTCGAAGTGTTTAAATCCATCAGGACAGTCTGTCATCAAGAACCAAGCATCATTATCTGTTAAGAAGTTATTAACAGTGTACCCTTCGGATACCATGCCCATATTCTTAATAGAGTTAATGTCGTTGTCAGATGTACTTACTCTACCAGGAGTTTGAAGTAGTCTATCAGCCACAAATTGTAATTGTGGTGGTATAACTAGTTTCTTACCTTGTAAAGCAATAACCATATTTCTGTCATCAACAAAAGTTGAAACAGAGATAAGGGCATCTTCCAATGAAGTCTCATTCAAGTCTGAATAAGTGCTAGGTCTGTTGCTGAAAGTTCCGCCACCCGATAAAGGATGAGCGTCACTTACCAATGCAACACCATCGCCACCTGTAAAGCTTGATGAGAATGCGTTGTTAAGCACAGAAGCAGCTTTTACTTGCTTAGTATGTGCCATAGATCTTGCTAGAGCTTTTGTATATCTAGCTCCCAGTCTGTCATACAGATTATCTTCGATTGCTTCTTCAGTTAGTGCAAATGCTAACGCGATGGTTTCATGTGAATACCTAGAAGTAAAGCCTTCAGATGCAGAGTCATAAGCGACCCCTTGTCCTTCAGTTTTAGTCTTCGCGTTACCGAAACCAACGATCATGGTTTCTTCTTCAAATGCTCTATCTGATGATTCAGTCTCAAATATCTCAGTGTGTTGTTGCTCGTACCTATTGTATTCCATGCCAAATAGGGCATTTAAACCTGGTTCTAATTCTTTCGCTAATTGCGATCTACTTATAGCCATTAGTCATACTCCTATTATGCTAATCCTGCGCCTTTTTGGCCCATGATATGATTTTGAATTACGCATAGAACATTGGTATTAGCCGTTGCAACGTCTGAATTTTCAGGATCGCCTGAAATATCAATCGCTTTAAGCGGTAAACCAGCTGTTGTAGCACCTGTTGTGACATCTAACTCTGCACCTGAAATACCTGTGACAGTACTCCCTGCGTTTGTATAAACAATGTCGAAGTTACCAAGTAAGTCAGCCACTGGGAAAGTGTCATCGGCTTGGATTTCAAAGACAACATTAGAGTCGTCTATTATAAAAGCAATTATATCTGCAGCAGCGGTGCTAGCAGGATAAAAATTACTAAATTTTGGCTCGTTAGTTGTTGGATCTGTATATGAACATCCGTTAAAAACACCAACAATCGGTACAGTTCCACCGTCAGCATGTATTTCTACACCGCCTCCAGTAACCTGCATTACCATATCTCCTTGGAAGATACTGGTACCATAATTGTTAGCAATTCTATAACGACTTTGTCCGCCTGTGTAGGGTGAGCCACCCATCATTCTTACAGGCTTTAATCCAAATGAAGCATCTTGATTTGCCATTTTTTAATTCCTATTTTTATAAAATTATATATAGAGTTACAGAGTTATCCTCTGTTTCCTCCACCAAAAGTAACCTTTGATTTAATCTCTCTTGAGATTGGCATCGCAGGATTCTCTTCACGCATTAGGTCATTCTCTACAGCAGACATTTGGTTCTGGGTTTGTTTTTCAAAGAAGTCATTTCTTTGATCTGCGATATCTTTATCTATTTTGCACAGTATTAAACCACCCACTCCAATTACTCCTGCGTGACGACCATCATCGACAGTAGGTAAATCATGAAATCCAGGTAACTCTTCTGGCCTAACAACCGTGAATCCTTCACGAAATCTTTTTGAGACATTCGTTTTGTCATCTTGGCCTAGGACAGACTCCCTGATCCAACGATAAGTGATACCTTGTGACTCAGCTAATTCGACAGCTTCGTCAGGTAACTCTAAAGCTGAAGGCATTTTCCAAACTTTTGGTCTATTTTCCTTCTCTCTAGTTTCAGAATTCCTAAGAGTTCTGTTGTTTTCTTCAGTTTTGTTATCTATTTCTTTGCTCATGATTTTTGTAACCTCGCTTTTTGTATTGCGTAATCTTTAAATGACACCCCAAGCTTCTTAGCTAGTTGCTGTTCGCTCGGTGTCAATTCGATACGATTTTGTTTGCGTCCAGTCGATGTGTTGCGTGTTGCTGAAGCGACCGTTTGGACGGGTTTTTTGTCTGCTTCCACGTTAAATCTTTGAGGCAACTCTTGTCGCACTCTCTTATCTATCTCACTATAGTACTGATCACTCTCAGTGTCAAAGCCTTCATTCTCCAGTTGTTTATGAACTGCGAAGGCAACACTGGTTGCGACCTGGTCTTTTCCAAACCAAGTATTCTTATTTGCCCAAGTACGAGCTCTATCTGAGGGCTCGTTGTATTCTTCTTGAACGGGTTGAGATTGTTGATAAACTTGTTGCTGTTGGACTTGATCTACATAGGCTTGCTCTTGAGCTTCGTATTGTTTCTGTTGAGAAATATACTGCTCATGTCTAGCCTTGTCAGTAGTAGCCATGCTTAAAGCTTCGGTTGCTGTTGCCACACCTTCAGAGTCTCCAGCTTCAGTTGCCTGCTTTAATGCTTGCTTGGATAAACTAAGTTGAGATTCAACTCTATTTCCAAACTCATCACCGTAGCTAGATTGAAAGCTTTTCTGAGATTGTCTTAGCTTTTGATTCTGATCTTTAAGATCATTAGCATATTGGATAGCCATGAGTTCTCTTCTTTGAAACTCCTTGGCTTGTGCTACAGCTTTATTAATTCTGTTTTGTGCAAGAGTAGCTCTCTTTTCTACCTCTGATTGATCCTTTGCTTTCTCTTCCACTCTAGGTGAAACTGCAAAGTCTTCTTTAACTTCATCTTGAGATACAGCTGATACATCTTGATCAACATTAATTTCAACAGGATTGTCCTGTACCACTTCCTCTACTCTTCTGTTCTGTGGAAGTGCGGCCTTCTCTATTTTCTCATCTGTAATCTCTGAAATCTCTACTTCTAAATTTTCAGACTCTTCTATATTCTGTGCTTCTTCATTCATTCTTTACTCCTATAAAGATTTAATATCATCTGGATCAAGGATCTTAGCGATCACCTCATCATCATTAATAATGCGAACCTCGTTATCGTCTTCTAATCTAAAACGAGTTCCTGCATATCTACCGATTAAAATCCAGTCACCCTTTTGGCACCATGGATCATCACCATACTTATTATCTTTATAGGCTAAATTACCTACTTTTAAAACATAACAGATCACCGTTGATAGTGCTTCTCTATCTACAGTTTCTTTTACTAGCTGTATACCACCATCTGACATACCTTTCCCTTTATATGGTAATACAAGTATTCTCCATCCAGAAGGATCTGGCATTCTTTCAAGTAGTGATTTGTCTAGTAGTTTTGGGTCGAGTACCCTTTGATCTGAACTTATGAAGGCGTTGTCTAACTCTGAAGAATCTTCAGACTTTTTCTTTGCAACTTCTTCCTTATGCTTTTCAAATTTTGTTTTTTCTGCGACTTTGTCATTCATCGTTGTCATCCATTTGCAGCGTTTCTCTTAAATCTTGTTGTAGGGAACGAATCGCTGATAACTCTCCCATAAGATATTTGTAATCTTCCATTGATTTTATATTGCCACTAGCAATAATGTCAACAGTATTTCTCTCTCTATCTCGCAAAGTTTTAAATAAATACTCTGCTAGTCTTATTCCGTCCAATTAGCTCTCTCCTAATTTTCAACTATTATTAACGTCTACCCCTTCCTCCCATCATAGGCATCATAGGTAAACTCGGTCTTTGTAATCTTGGTGCTGGTGCAGATCTTTGCTCAGGCATTGGCATTGGCATTGGCTCTTGTATAGGCATTGGCATTGGCATTTGTTCTGCTCTAGGCATAGGCATTGGGCTAGGCATTGGCATAGGTTCTTGTCTAGGCATAGGGCTAGGTACAGGCATAGCTATTGGTGCAGGCATTGGCATTCTAGGTTGCAAAGGCTCTGGCATCATAGGCATAATTTGTCTTATCAACTCTTCGGGTAGTTCCTGTATTACTTCAGGAGGTAGCTGAGGAAGTATCTCTATTAACTGCTCTGGAGGTAACTGAGGTAGAACTTGTTTTATTTGCTCTATTTGAGCAGGTGGAACAGGTGCTTGTATAGGTTCCTCTCTAGGCATCTGTCTAGGTATTTCTCTAGGTTCTTGTCTAGGTATTTCTCTAGGTACTTCTCTAGGTACTTCTCTAGGCTCACGCTCAAATGAAGGAGGTGCTATTCTTCTAGGAGGTGCAACTGGTGGAGCTATATCTCTAGGAATCTCTACAGGAGTAGCTATAGGCGGAACTATAAGTTCTTCTCTAGGTGGAGATATGTCTCTAGGCGGAGCTATGTTTCTAGGTGGTGCCATTGGTGGAGCTATATCTCTAGGCTCACTTTCAGAACCACCATCTTGACCAAATCCTAGTGGAGGAGGCATAGGAGGTCTCATTCCTCCTCTTTGGTCTTCTATAGGCTCTTCTCTAAATACAGGAGGTCTTCCTATATCCATAGGAGGTTCTGGCATAGGCATAGGTCTATCCATTGGAGGTGCTATGTCCATTGGTGGCTCAGGAGGAGGTGATTGTATAGGGCCTAAAGATGGTATTTGTCTTGGGTCTTTATAATTTGGTGACAAAGGATCGTTAGATCCGCCAACTACTTGGTTGTTAAGATCTTGAATGAAAGGACTCTGCTGAGCAGGTGGTGCCATAGGTGGTACTGGTTGTTGTAGTTGCTCTAATGTCTGAGCATCTGGAACCATATTATTGAATCCCATTTGGAATGTTCCACTAGGATCCATAGGCCCAGGAATTCCTTGCTGGAATTGTTGTGCTATTTGTGGAGGTAGTGAAGGTATTACTTGTTGCGCTATTTCCGGAGGTAAAGTTGGTATTACTTGTTGTATTACTTCTGGAGGAAGTGTTGGTATTACTTGCTTTATTACCTCTGGAGGTAATGAGGGAAGCATTTGCATTATTTGTTCTATTTCCGCAGGAGGTGCTTGTCTAACTGGTTGAGGTTGTCTTCTATCAAAATTTCCGAAATTAAATCTTGAAGGACGGTCACCACCAAACGAAGGTGCTTGTCTTATACCACCTACAGACGTTGAACCGTCTGGATTTCTTACAATATTACCTCGTCCTGCTGGAAATCTTCTTGCCATTATGCCATTCTCCCTACGCTGTTGTAGTCTTCAAATATTGACATTAATCTATTCATATTTTCTACACCTTTTTTTCTGTTTGGTTTTCCGCCAGGTATTAGTTCTATACCTGTTTTAGTTTTACTGATTTCAAATCCACCAGAGCCTTTATTAGCAGCAGCTGTCATCACAAACTCGCCGTCGCTAAGCATCGCCGGTATATCATCTGAAGTTCCAGTTCCTGGCCCTTCTGACTCACCACCATCACGCATGTCTTGTTCAGCGATCATAGCTAAGCCGCCATCTCTAAAGTACTGACGGTTAGACATCTCTCCGCCATTAGCAGCATTTTTTCTAATGCCTAAGTCAAAACCTTGAAATACAGGTTGAGGATTTAAATCTGATCTTATTGAATTTCTTACGTCTCGTAATCCGCCTGAGGTTTTTTGAGTGTAGTCTTTTACAGCTTTACCGTATAACAAAGCCAATGCTGCCATCTTAGGATCTATACCACCTCCGCCTCCTCCAGATAACATTCCACC